TTAAACGAATCATATAAAGTTTAAGATTTATTGAATACTTTAAAAAAGTTATTTAATATTAATTTCATAATAGAAAATCTTATACTTTATAAAGGTTTTTTGAACGGTAAAAAATAAAAAAACCAATTTTTTATATTTTGTTAAAATTTCATTATAGAATTAATAGAACCAACCACTTTGTTTTTCCTTTTGTAAAATAAAACTTTCTAATTTATTTATTTTTTCATTCATTATTCTATGTTGGTTTTCCATTTCCGACATTTCCTTTTTATGTCGGTTTTCCATATTTTCATTATTTAGTTCCATAATTTTATTTGTTGTGAATTGATGGTATGCCCCAAATGTCATTGCTCCCAACGCTCCTTGCCCGATTGTTTTCAAAGTTTCAGTGGATATCAAATATACCTTAGACATTACTAATATATTCTATAGTGTTATTTTTAATTCAATTTTTTATTTTATTTTGAATAGTTCATTATAGATTATTATTTATCTTGACATTTCTCTCAATATTGTTGGTTTTTATAAATATTGAGAGAAATTATTAAAACCCCATTTATCGTGTTCCTGTAATGTTCCAATAAGCATTATTGACAGTGCTTCCAATAGGTCGGCTTGAACCGAATCCCCCATCTTTCAAATCATTGAAATTTTGGTTGATGGAACGTTCTCGGCGGTATTTCACATAATCCGACGAATCATAGACATATTTAGGATTACAAGTGGAAACGGGAACAGAGGTTGAATCACACTGATTAATGAGAGAACCCATTGAACGGTTCCACTCCGAGTGTCCCACCCCTTTATTAATGTTGGAACCACCACAGACAAAATTGACTCTTCCTAAAAAATCACCCGAATTCGTAACGGCACGGAAGGGTGTGGTAATGCGTCCATATTGCACATTGTTTGTTCCGTAATATTTGCCCGTAGCATACGGACCATTCCACGACCTTTTTAATATAGAACGTGTATTGACTATCTCAGTATCACGGAAACCCGTCTGGGATTGAATGGTTGAAAATCCATTATAGCGACCTTTGCCCAAATTAGCACCCCCAAAAGAGGGTTGGTTGAAATTAGAATTCATTTATGATTATAGATATATTGGATATATTATTTATAGGTATTTCACTATAGATAATATTATTAATTATTACTCGAATATTAATTTATCTAAATAGATAATAAATGGACGAAACGGGAGAAACGGGAGAAACGAATGAAACAGATGAAACCTTGAAGAATGATGAAATAGGCCATTTGACTTTAGAATTATTGGTCAATAAAACCCAATACAATAAAATAATTCATAAAATGAATCCCATTAAACTAAAAGAGAGGGAAATTTACTTTAATAAAATAAAACAATATAAAACCCCTATAATGTCCATTTTTGAAAAAATAATGAAAAACCCTGAGGAAGTGATAACAACGGATATTAATGAATCTTTAGAACTATTTATTAAAACGTGTATTAAACATTTAGAGTTGGACAATGTCAAGGAGATTCAATATATTGATGATGTCGAATTGAGAGAAGAGGGTGAGGATAACAACGACGAAGAAGAAGAAGAAGAGGAGGATGAAACTTTATTTGGACAAATGAACAACAATACTAAAAGTTATTGGGGGGAGAAAATACACAAAAATAAATATTCATATCTAAACACTTGAAGATTTCATAAATGTCCCAGAATAAAAATAAATAAATAATATATGAAAACATATAAATTAAAAGTGGGCAAAAGAAAAAACAAATCAAAAGGCAAAAAAAGGATAGGAGGAGGAAAAACACTAAAGAATGTTTGTAGCCCCCATTCCAATATCCATAAAATCAATCCTGAAACGTGTTTGACTCCTGATGCCATTAAAAAGATAAAAACCAACTATAATGAAAAAAACCCTAAATCAGCCATCACTATAGATAATCCCCAAAACGTTTTTAAATCACTAAAACAAAAATTAAAATGTTCTGCCAAATTAGATTCAACTTCAACCACGGATTTATGTTGGATAAAAAACATTGATAATCCAAATTTACAAAAGGAAATTAAAAAAAAGATTTTCATTCCTGAAAAACCCACGGAATGGAAAAAAAACCCCACTGAGTGGCTATCCAATTTTGACATTATGGATGTGTTGAAACAATACGAGGAGGCATACCCCTATTTTCGGTTTATTGGTCCTTCGCCCATTGATTTCGACAAAAATATAAGTGGTTCTTGTGTCAATCGGGATTTGTGTTTGTTTAAAATAAACCCAACAGATTCTAAACAGCAAATAGGAATTATATTTAATTTAGATAAACACGATGAACCAGGTTCCCATTGGGTTTCAATGTATATTGACATTGGTGATAAACACATTTACTATTTTGACAGTGCAAGTACGAGTGTGCCTAATGAAATCGGGGCATTTAAAGACAGACTCATTAAAGAAAACCCCGATTTTTCTTTTGTGTCTAATGACATTGAACACCAAAAGGGGAATACTGAATGTGGTATGTATTCCTTGTATTTCATTATAAAAATGTTGCTTTCTAAAAGTCGTAGGGCATTGTATAATTCTCATTTTAATAATGGGAAAAACCGAATAACGGACAAAATGGTGGAAGATTATAGAAATGTTTATTTTCAATAATCAACAACATAAAGATTGAGGGATAATCATTTCTATAATGATTAGTGATTTTTTGAGAGAAAATTTGGATAAATTGGATTGGCGTGAGGTATCTTGTAATCTTGGAGCCATTCCTCTTTTGGAAGCATATCCTGATAAAATTGATTGGGAATGGATATCTGGTAATCCAAATGCTATTCATTTGTTGGAAGCTAACCCAGATAGAATTAATTGGGAATTATTATCTATAAATTTTAAAGCCATTCCTCTTTTGGAAGCCAACCCTGATAGAATTAATTGGGAAATATTATCTTATAATTGTAGTGCTATTCATCTTTTGGAAGCTAATCAGGATAGAATTAATTGGAGTCGGTTATGTGAAAATCAAAACCCTGCTGTAATCCCTTTATTAGAAGCCAATCTTGATAAAATTAATTGGGAACATTTATCAAGAAATATTAATGCTATTTCTTTACTGGAATCCAATCTTGATAAAATTGATTGGTATTGTTTATCAACAAATAGTAAAGCTATTCCTTTATTGGAAGCCAATCCTGATAAAATTGATTGGTGGTGTTTATCAGGAATTATTACCCCTTTGGTTCTTCCTTTATTGAAAGCCAATCTTGATTTGGTAAATTGGTTTCGTTTATCAAAAAATTCTATTGCAATTGATTTACAGGAAGCCAATATGGATAGAGTTGATTGGAAACAATTATCTGAAAATTCTGGAGCCATCCACTTATTGGAAGCCAATCCTGATAAAATTGATTGGAAAATGCTTTCAGGAAATCATAATATTATGGATTTATTTAGTCAAAAACCACTAATAATGAAATGAATGAAATAATCAACATAAAGATTGAGAGATAATCATTTCTATAATGATTAGCGATTTTTTGCTTGAAAATATAGATAATTTGGATTGGGACCAATTATCGTTGAATGAAAACCCAATGGCTATTTCTATATTGGAAGCCAACCCAGATAAAATTAATTGGTCTTTATTGTCTGCCAATGCTGGAGCCATTCATCTTTTGGAAGCCAATATTGAAAAGATTGATTGGGATGAATTATCTTCGAATCCGGGAGCCATTCATCTTTTAGAAACCGAATCCTATAATGAAGTAAATAAAATAAATTGGCATAATTTATCAAAATATCCTTGTCCTTCATTTATTCCTTTATTGGAAGCCAATTTGGATAAAATTGAATGGGATTTATTATGTTTATATACAAAAGCTATTTATTTATTGGAAGACAACCCTATTGCAATTGATTGGGAATACTTATCTCAAAATAAAAATGCTATTCGTTTATTAGAGGCTAATATTGATTTTATTGATTGGTCTATGTTATCTCTAAATGAGGGAGCCATTCATCTTTTGGAAGCGTATCCAGAGAAAATTGATTGGTTTTATTTATCTGAAAATAAAAACGCAATTCATTTATTAGAAGCCAATCAAGATAAAATACAATGGAAAGGTTTGTCATTTAATTCGGGAGCCATTGATTTATTGGAAGCCAATTTGGATAAAGTTGATTGGATAATGTTATCTTATAATCCTGGAGCCATTCATCTTTTGGAAGCCAACCCTGATAAAATTGATTGGGAAGGTTTATCAAGAAATGCTAATATATCGGAAATTTTTAATTCAAAGCCACCAATAATGAAATAAAGAATGATTTTTTCTTTCATTATAAAAATTGAAATCAATATGGCTTTTTATCTTATTAAAAATAAGGATGGAAAACTATAGAGTCATTTTCCGAAATTGTTTAAAAAACATTATCAATAATAAACACGATACTATAATGGGCAATTACACCGAATGGATTTTCGATACACCCACAAAAGTATTCAGTGGATTACATTGTATGGATTGTGGAAATTACAAGAGTTGCAATTTATTCAATTCATTCTATAATGGAATTAATTTTGATGAAACCTATATTTACCCCCAATTCACAAAAATACAATGCCATTGTTATAAAACCATTTACGAGGATGGGGCAACCGATTTTGAAGATAATTTATCGTCAGCGACATACAGAATAGAAGAATTTACCGACCAAGAAGAACTTTCTTCCTATCACTCTGAATGGACAAGCTATTATGATTTTTCAGGAGGAGATTAATAAAGTAAATCAAAAATAAAATAACGATTTAATGTATAATGTCATTTCAACCTTTTGTTTATGAAACACAAAATAACGCAACATTAACCGCCATAAAAGCATCCCCTCAACACGATATTAATTTAGCGGGTGATACTTTTTTCTCTCAATCGAGAGAACAATATGTCCGTGCATTTAGCAATGTCCCAACAACCAATGCCGTAAAAACCCACAAAAAATGGTTAGGAAACAGGGATTCGTCTTCCATAACAGAACGTCGCCGTTATAATGCCATTGGTAATGGGACTTTGAACGCCAGTAATAAACCAATTAACTTTAGTGAAAATAAAATCATTAATACAACGAATGACGCATTGACGAGGGTTCGTGCGGGTGGATATATTACAACCCCCAAGATACGTGCCAAGACGGGGAATAATTTAACGCCATCGTGGCCAGCAGGACCCCTTGTTCGAACACAAAACCGCGCCCCCGTTGATATTATTGGCGACCCCATCCACGGACAATATACAACGATGCGAAACAAAGGCACCATCAATAATTTCATACCGACCATTACAGATAGTGGTTTTTTCAATCTTTACCGAAGAAATCAAGTGTCCAATAATCAACCCATTTTATATCACTAAAGAATAAAAATATAAATATTGCCCTTTTATATTTTTATAATGAAGGATTCGTTCATCACAAAATACAAACCCTATTATTTAGAGGATTTCTTCTTTGATGAATCCATTAAATCAATGATTCAATTGTTGATTGAAATGGACGATTTAAACGTTTTATTTTCAGGGAATTACAATTCGGGGAAAACATCTCTTTTATATGTCATTATACGTGAATATTACGGTTTAGCGAAAACCGATAAATTGCCCGACAACAATATACTTTTCATCAATAATTTGAAAGAACAGGGCATTCATTTTTTCCGTAATGAAATGAAGACATTTTGCCAATCCCGAAGTTCCATTTTTGGTAAAAAAAAGATGATTATTATTGATGACTTGGACACGATTAATCAACAGAACCAGCAAGTTTTTTGTAATTATATTGACAAATACAAGGACAATGTTTGTTTTGTGTCGGTTTGTTCTAACATACAGAAAATCATAGAAAATATACAATCCCGTGTCCATATTTTGAAAATTCAATCCCCAAGTCAAACACAATTGTATAGTTATATGGAAAAAATTATTGAAAAAGAAAATATGGTTTTGGACAAGGACACTAAAGAATATTTATTATTAATTTCCAACCATTCCATTCGTTCTTTGATTAATCATTTGGAAAAAAACAAATTGTTTATTGCGGATGCCCCCGATACAGTCATTTCTCTCGAATTGTGTAAATCCTTGTGTTCCAATATCTCCTTTCAAATGTTTGAAAAATATGTGTTATTATTGCGGGAAGGGCGATTGAATGAATCCATACGGTTGCTTTATGAAATCAATGATTATGGGTATTCTGTGATTGATATTTTGGATTATCTATTTTCTTTTGTGAAGATAACGGATTTATTGGGGGAAGACGAAAAATACAAGGTGATTCCTATTTTGTGTAAATACATTACTATTTTCCACAATATCCACGAAGACGTTATCGAATTGGCGTTATTTACGAATAATGTGATGGATATTTTAAGTGGTTGATAACACAATAAAAAAGGGTTTCCCCTTTTTTATTGTTTTTTGTTTTGTTTTAGTTTCAGTTTCGGTTATGTTTTCTCTCAATGTTTGTATTATGAATCGGAATCGTCCGTGTTGTAATCCAAAATAATATCCTTTTGAATATGTAAATTTTGTAGTGTTTTGGGATGTGTTTTTACAGATTGATTTATACAATTTAATTTTTTTAGATTTTTTAAATATCCAATGCTTTTTGGCAATCGATTAATTTCATTGAATGAACAATCGAATTTAATTAAATTGGTCAATAGCCCAATGAATTTGGGAATTTCAAGAACATTATTGGATGAGAAATCCAAAACCTCTAATTTTTTACAATTTAAAACTGTTTTGGGTATTCTTCTAATGTGATTTCCTCTACAATTGAATATTTTTAAATGTTCAAAATTAAAAATCCAAGGTGGTATTTTTGTGAATTCATTTCTACTTATATTGATTTCTTCTAAAAGAAAACACTGAGTTATGGATTCTGGAAATTCATTCAAGTCATTGTGGTCGCAAATTAATTTTTTAAGATTTTTACATTGTTCAATGTTGTTTGGTAATTTATCCAATGCCAAATCATTAATCTTTAATGAAATAACCATATTATATTCTTCTTGTGTTTTCAATTCCAGGAATTCATCCAAATCATATTCCGTCTTTAGTTCCATTTTACTTTTTTTATAAGTTTTAAATGTTGTAAAAATATTTCAATTTTGTATAATAAAAAACCTTGGTATAATAAAAAACCTTTGTATAATAAAAAACCTTGAGTATTATTTTATTTATTTCATTATAGGTGGATTATTTTCCTTAAATATACTGGGATTCATTGATAAACTATACCAACCAATTTTATTTTGGTTGGCTTCCAATAAATAAATAGCAGCAGGATTTCTTGATAACATTTCCCAATTTATTTTATTTGGGTTGGCTTCCAACCAAGGAATAACCACAGGGTTTGGATTTTTAGACAACCAAACCCAATCAATTATATGAGGATTGGCTTCCAAAAGATGAATAACTTCAGGGTTTGGATTGCAAGATAAATATCTCAAATGAATTTTATCAGGGTTATATCCCAAAACATGAATGGCATCGTCTGGTTCAGCTTTTAAAAGATGAATGGCATTTTCATTCATAGATAACCAAGGCCAATAATTTTTCTCTGGGTTGGCTTCCAACAAATGAATGGCTCCTGTATTGTAAGATAACATATTCCAATTTATTTTATCAGGATTAGCTTCCAAAAGATGAATGGCTGCTGGATTATGAGATAAATAATACCAACAAATTCTATCTTGATTAGCTTCCAAAAGATGAATAGCACTTGGATTTTTTGATAACCACTCCCAATCAATATGACCTTTTATTTTATCAACCCTATAATTATTTCCACCATTTATTTTTTCTTCCAATAAGTGAATTGCGTTTGGATTACACGATAACGATTTCCAATGTAAATTTTCAATATCAATCCAATCAAGCAATTCCATTGGTGTTGTATAAAATTATATCCCCCAATTATTATTTCAATTTTTATTATAGAAATAATATTAACAATAAAACATATACATATAAACTCCTATAATTCAATAATGAAACAAATTTTTAAGAAAAGGGTTCCCAATGAAATATTGTTCGAATTGCTCGAAAAAATTTGCCTCAAATACGATAAATACTACTATATTGACTTGAACGCCTTTCAAAAAATGAAATTCCACAATCACCACATTGAATTTTGCAATACTCTCAAAACCTATTACTACAAACCCAAGCACTTTTACTTGGACAGACCGATGGATTACAATTCCTTCACCAACATTATACGCCAAATATGTAAATTCAATTCTATAGTGTTTTCCTCCAAATTGAAATACAATCAATCGGAATACAATATAGATTATTTCATTTATTTTTGATGAAAAATAACCGATAATAATATATTTCATTGATATATGGAAAAATTCGACCCTTCCGTTTGGGGTCCCCATTATTGGTTCGTTATACACACTATAGCACACAGTTATCCCGATTTCCCCAATGCCACCACTAAACGCAAATATTATGATTTTATCATTAATTTACCGTTGTTCATTCCCGACGGAGAAATGGGCAATCGGTTTAGCCAAATGTTGGACACTTATCCCGTTTCCCCCTATTTAGACAATCGGGAATCCTTTATCCGTTGGACTCACTTTATCCACAATAAAGTGAATATTAGCCTGGGGAAGGAAACCATTTCTATAATGGAAGGCATTGAGAGATATAAAAATCACTATAAACCTAAACCCGTTTTTTTATATGAAACATTCAAAGTGAGACGTCAAATATTTCATTTGTTTTTCATTTTATTATTGCTGTTTTTAATTTTTTTACTAATACGTTAAATATTTTCTATAGTAATTGTATATTATGTCATTACAATTTGATGATTATTCGGGGGCAGGAAATCCAAGTTCTGAGTCTCACGCAAGAGAAATTTATGGCGATATGAATGACCAACACTCAATGGGCAATCAAAATGGAAACGAAAACAATGCAATTTTAACAAAAGGAGTTTCTGTTTTACCAATGGCTGGTGGAAGACGAAGACGAAGAAAAAAGACATCTAAACGACAAAAGAGAAAAGGAACAAAAGGGGGAGGTAGTTGTGTTGGTGGAAAACAAAGACGAAGAAAAACACACCGTTCCAAAAAGTAAAATTCATTTTTAGTAAAACTTTTACACAAGGTAATTTCCATTATACAAAACAATAAAAATATTTAATGAAAAAACATTAAATATTTTTAATAAAACCAACCTTTTGATTTTCTCTCAAAATATTGTTTCTCGCGTTCTTTTATAGTATTATAATCATAAAATAATAAAAAGCCATTAAATTTATTTATTATTTGAAATACTAAATGGGGGTCTATTTCTTCAATATAATCATCATTGTATTTAAATATAAATTTTCCATCATTTTTAATGGTTTGAGTGGGAAGGCCATATTCATAAACTTTTGATTTCTTTATATCTTCAATTATTTGAATATGATTTAAACTATCAAAAAATAAAATAATACACATATATTCTTCATTTTGAGATTTAACTATTTTACAATTGTGCTTTTCTTCTAAATTAAAAGTTTTTTTAATATTTTGATAAGCATATTCTAAATCTTCTTTTGTTGTTTGGTTTAAAATAATACTTTTTTTTATTTTTAACATAACAAAAGGTGGAACCAATACACTTTTATTAGTAATATTATAAAAAATTTGATTTACATTAATTCCATACACAGATTTTAATGAGGGATATATCATTTTTTCTGGTTGATTATAATAGACAGTTTGAGAATCTTTTTTATTCATTAATTTGAAATTAATGTATGTCAATGATTCTCCATTAATATAATGAATCATTGTAATACAATCTTTAAAATCTTCAGGTATTAAATCATCATTTAAATAAGTATATTCCATTTTTTCTTTTTCTTCTTCCTCTTTTTCGATTTTTACTAACCCATTATAGATTGATTTAAGCATTCCATTAAAATCAATATTCATATACCATTACATATAATGTTTTATTTATATTATTTATATTATTTACTGTATTGAATATGTAGGCATAATATATTTTATTGTAGTTATATTTTTAATTTCAATTTTTAATTATATATTATTTATATGGAACACACTACTACTTGGAAAAATAAACAAAATAAAGAAAAAAAAGAAAAACAAAATGGTAAAGTCAATAAAAACATAAATCAAGAAAACCTTATTTATCCTCCATTACAAACCGTTTATGAAATTGAACCCAAAAATATTCCTTTAACACAAGGTAATTTTCATTATACTGAAGAAATAAATAATCCTGTTATTGAAGGTATGGAAACAAAGCAAAAAAAAAAAGAAAAAAAATCAAGCAACAAATCAAATATGGAATCTTTAAAAAAAACACTTTCAAGTATTGGAGATACTTTAAAAAAAGCAAAGGGTTTTTTATATACTCAAACTTTTGAAATATGTTATTTTTTTGTTAAACAAGACATACAATTTTTAAACACGGGACCAAAGGAAAACCAAAGTGAAGAACAAATAAAAACAGATGCCAAATATATTCATACCTTTTTAATTTTAGCATTAATTTTACCCATTTGTGTTTTTATAAATTATAACTGGTATTATTTGTTGTTTTTCCAAGAGAATTTAGTAAAACCCATTGATTTTAATAATTTATCAATATTTACTAATCCAATATTTCTATTTTTCTTTGAATTTATAATGCAACCTATAAAGCTTCTTGATTCATTATTGTTTAAATGGATTCCAATGTTAAATCCTAAAAAAAACATTATGCCTTTACAGTCCGTGAATTTTTTACTTTTATTAGCCTTTATTGTTTTATTTTTTATCAATTACGTGGAAGATAAAAAGTTTAATATCGCCCTCATTTGTTTCTTTTTTGTTTATAGCATAAGTATGGTGTATGCGTTGAGTATTGACAATAAATATTTACTCTATGGTTTATTACTTTTTATAGTGCCTATTATCGGTTTAATAACAGCGTTTAATAATATTTTAAGTAAAGTTATGGAATTTATCAATGTTGAAGCAATTATTTATGTAATTGTTATTTTGGCGTGGGTCAAGTGGGCATTTACTCATATTGCTTCTATATTTACAAACGGACCGACACCAAATACCGCCATTATAGTATTAAACGCACTGTATGTTTTAATAAGATTGATATTTTCCATTGCTATGATACCCTTGGCCATTTTTTTATTAATATTGTATATTTTATGTAATTCCTTTTTCGGTATAATGAGATTTGAATCCAATCCCTTTACAGTTATCCAAGGCATTATATCCTATATTCGAAGAAATGATAAAGAATTTTACGAAAAACACAATTTAACCTATCTCCAATATTTCAATGATTTTCTATATGGTCAATCCACTTTTGTAGCGTGGATTCTATTATGTATTTTCTATATTATACAAATGCCTTTTCGTGTTTCGTCCTCCAATTTAAAACACACTTTATCTCTCTTTTTCATTCTAATGATTTCTTTATTGGCGTTAATTATTTACTCTTTCAAAAAAGAAAGTTATTGTTCAAGTGGGGGGTATTCGACTTCAGGAAAAGGAACAAACCCCACACCCCAAACCACTACAGAAAATATATTCAATCAAATACCAAAGGCATTACCAAAAGAAACGATGGAAACATTATTTAATAATATCCCCGATTCACTAAAGAAAACGTTTAACCAAGAAGCAACGACAACCACAACCACACCCACATAAAAACAACATAAACATAAACAGATAAATATACTATATCTATAATGGAATTATCAAACGTAGAGATTCAAACCATTTTAAAAAGATTGCCACACTTTGAAGCTTCTTATGAAACAATATTACATAAGAATCACCCATCCAACGAAAATTACAATGTGGGGTTGGCCATCCCCTTTGGCAAAAAATACTACCTTTGGTTTTCGTTCTTTCAAGATAGAAATGTTTGTTTCTTGATGGAATTAAATCGAGAGAAGAAAATCGTGAAAATATCCATCAAGGAGTATGGAAAAATTCCCGTTGGTTTGGCATTGGGGACATTATTATATGTATCGTGTTTAGAAGAAAGAGAAACGACCCATAATAATAAATATTTCTTGGAGGATATTTATTACTACAAAGGGCAACCCGTTTATAAATCACTCTATAGTGCTAAATTGGGAGTGATGGACGATTTTTTCCAGAATTGCCCACCCACTTTATCCATTTATTTACCCGAGATGTGGTGGAATGGCGAAGAACCCCCAGCAATTCATTATCCCGTTCATCACATCCAATATAGGTGTTTGAATCATTATTCGCCCTATTTAAATAAATCAAAGGAAGTCAATGTGGTTAAACCGATGCCCCCCACAATCCCAAACCCAATAAACATTATAGAAAATACATTCAAACCCGATTATAGAAAACCCCAATATAGATTGCCAACCGTATTTATTGTTTCGGCGAATATTAAATTCGACATTTATAATTTACACGCTTTCGGGAGAAATAATAGCAATGAATATTACGGAGTGGCTTCCATACCGACTTTTAATACAAGTGTATTTATGAATCATTTATTTAGAAATATTCGGGAGAATATTAACTTGGATTACATTGAAGAATCCGACGATGAGGAAGACTTTGAAAACATCAAAGAAGATAAATACGTGGATTTGAAAAAACGCCTTTTAATGGAATGTGTTTTCAATCCAAAATTTAAAAAATGGATACCTATAAAAGTGGTGGATAATCATAGACGGGTAATTCACATAAATAAATTATAGTGTATATATATACTCATCCCCATACTTATGAAAAAAACCGACATTACAGAGAAAAATGTGATGCCTAATAAATCCAATAATAAAACGAAAAAGAACAATATTTCTCTCAATAGTCCAATAATCGAACCAACCCCAAAAGCCAAATCCAACAACATAAAATCCAAAATAGTGGTTAAATTTATGGAATTATTGAATTTGGTTAAAATCTACCATTGGAAAACCAAAAGCTATTCCCAACACAAGGCAACCGACGAATTACACCAAAGATTAAGTGAAAATATTGACAGGTTCGTTGAGGTTTTACTTGGCAAGGATGAAAGTAGGGTTCGCTTAGTTGGCAATAAAATAATGATTATTGACTCGAATGGAGAGACTGATTTCAAAAAACGCCTTTTTGGATTCCGCCGTTTTTTGGTGGAATTGGATGGACATTTGGATAAAAGGGGGGATACGGATTTATTGAATATTCGGGATGAAATGTTGGCGAATGTAAATCAATTCTTGTATTTAATGAGTTTCGATTCTTAGGAATAAAGTTTATATTATTACATTTCTTTCAAATGTAATATTATTTTATAGTGATTTTCTCTCAAATGTAATATTATAATACAATATTCTATTGTGATTTTCTCTCAAATGTAATATTATAATACAACGTGCTATAGTGATTTTCTCTCAAATGTAATATTATAATACAACGTGTTATAGTGATTTTCTCTCAAATGTAATATTATAATACAATATTCTATTGTGATTTTCTCTCAAATGTAATATTATAATACAACGTGTTATAGTGATTTTCTCTCAAATGTAATATTATAATACAATATTCTATTGTGATTTTCTCTCAAATGTAATATTATAATACAACGTGCTATAATGATTTTCTCTCAAATGAACCAACTCATTATAGAATTAAATCCCCCTTTTTTACAATAATGACACCCAATTCAATCGCCTTTTTCGCCTTGCTGGTTTCCAAATCGTCATCCACAACCACTAAATAATCCGTGTTTTTTGAAACAGAATTATTTATTTTCGCCCCCAACTTTTCTAACCTTTTCTCCAATTCCGCATCTCTAAACCCCGAAAATACAAAAACCTTGCCATTATAGATATTGTCGGTGATTGGTTCCTCCTCCACATTTGCCCCCTTTAGAGTTATTAAATCCTTTATTTCACTATAGAATGATTTAAACACCCCTAAATTTTCAATAAATTGACTGCTCGTGATTGTATCAAATCCGTCCAATTGGTTCAACAGTTCAACCGTCAATGGTTTCGTCAAAAGGTCGGGATGTGTTTTAACGGCTTTTTTGATTTTCTCCATCCCGATACTATGTCCCATTGTATTGGACGCCGTCATTAACAATTCAAGGGGGATATCCCGTGTAATTCGTTTCATTTCACTTTCTATATTGTCCGCCGTTTTCCGTTGTATTCTCTCCAACTGGATAAAATCGGTGGATTTACTTGCCAAGATTTTTTGAACTGTATCCAATCCCCCATCAATCAAGGTCTCAACCAGTTTGGGTCCAATCCCTTTTGCCTCCAATTTGGAAAAGAAATAATGGATGTTTTTCACCAATTGGTCTTTGGAATTCAAGTCATCCATAATAATATCCACATTACTTTTATTCCAATGCCATTCCGTCTCGGGCAAAACTACCGTCCCCGATTTCACCACCCGTTGAATATAGGGAATAACGTCCCCACTTCGAATAATCTCTATAATGGCACCCGAACCAATATTATTATCTATAATGTTTTTCGCGTTATGCCCCGTAACTCGGTTAATTTCAACACCTCCAATGAAAACGGGGGAAATAATGACGGTCGGTTTAATGTATCCGTCTTTGGAAATGTTCCATTCAACGCCCATTACTTGGGTGGTCGCCTTTTGGTCATCCAAAACGTCTTTGTAGGCAAAGGCATATTCAGGATTACCTCCAGTGTTTTTAGTGTGATTTTCATTATTACCAACTATAATGCCATCAATATCAAATGGGGATTCGGTTCGCCTTTTTTTCAAATAGTGAGATAGCCCATCATAACCCAATTCATTCACTATAGTGTAATTCACACAATCCATTTTCAAAGCCTTGATTATTTTTAGTTGATTTGAAAGGGGTAAAACGGGATTGACTACTTCATACACAATAAAACTCGTGTCATTCGCCAAATTGGGGTCAATCGTTTTACTATTCACCAATCCTGAAACTGTATTTCGGGCGTTTTTCATAATACTCGCCCAATTTCGGGCAAAGGTTTCTTTTTTGATAATGAGTTCTCCTCTAAATGCTACGTCTTCATTCGTCCCTTGTCCTAAAACATCTCTCAAATCTTTTGGAATATTCAAATATTTAATCAAAGGTGTAATGTCCGTTCCTGTGTTTCCCGTTCCCCGTGTATATAAATTTATTTTACCCGATGCCCTATATATCAACAAGGCGGATACTCCGTCCAATTTATCGGATAAAATATAAGGGGCATCATATTTTTTTACCCATTTCTCCAATTCCCCCGTATTGGGTTTAATTTTGTTCATTGAACCCATCCAATAATCCAAATGGACCATATTTTTCGCAGGTTTGAATCCTACAGCCCCTAATACTTTGGATTTGGGACTCTTCTTTTTGAGTAAATCGATTAGAATGTCGTAAATCTCATCTGTAATGATGGGGGAATTACTATTGTAATAGGCATCACTGGATTTTTTAATTGCTTTTTCCAATTCAACAACGGATAATTGGTCAAGTTCTTCAAATACATTGCTAATCATTCAGGTAGGCGGGGATAATATATTTGTGTTTTATGTTTATGTTTTTATTATCTCTCATCTCAATAATAATCTATAATGAAATTTTCTCTCATTAAATAAGTATGTATTGCTATTTGAGAGAAAATTGAATTCAATATAAATATTAGTTTCATAATACAATAATTGAGAGAAAATGTCTCATCTCCCGAAAATCTGTTTAAATATGATTGTAAAAAACGAAAGTAAAATCATAACTCGTTTATTGGAATCCGTCGTTGAAATTATAGATAGTTATTGTATTTGTGATACGGGTTCGACCGATGGGACGGAAGAAATCATTTCCCAATATTTCAAAAAAAAAGGCATCGAAGGAAAAATCATTAATGAACCTTTCCAAAATTTCGGGTATAATCGCAGTTTCGCATTAAAGGCGTGTAATGGTTTAAGCAACGCCGATTATATTCTATTATTAGACGCAGATATGAAAATACAAATAAACCCCCAATTAACCCCCGAAAAATTAAAAAGGGGGTTAGTGAGCGACTTGTATTATATTTTCCAGGGGAATGAATGCCTATCCTATAAAAACATTCGAATAGTCAAAAATAATTTGGATATATATTACTGGGGCGTAACTCACGAATACGTCAAAACGCCCGACCACACAAATTACACAATGGCGGCCATTGACTCCAATCACATATTCATCTATGATTTGGGAGACGGTGGTTCGAAAACGAACAAATACACGAGAGACATTGAACTGTTAAAACAGGGGCTAACCGTGTTGCCCAATAACGATAGATATTTATTCTACTTGGCGAATAGCTATCGTGATACTGGCCAATTGGATTTGGCGATTGAAACCTACAAAAGGCGAATCAGTGTGGGGGGCTGGATAGATGAAATTTGGAATTCCCATAATAGTATTGGACGATGTGCCAAAGCCCTACAAAATATGGAGATGGCCGTCCATCATTGGTTGGAAGCATACAATGTATTGCCCGAACGATTGGAGAATATTTATGAACTTATTTACTATTATAGAAATGCTATGAAGTATAACATAGCCTATCAATTTTATGTCATTGCCGATAATGAGAGAAGGAAACATAAAGGAGGGCTGGATTATTTGTTTTTGGAAAAGGATGTTTATGATTGGAAATTGGATTACGAATTTACAGTCATTGCTTTTTATAGGAATACGGCCAACTATAACATCCGTAATATTTGTATGAAGGTTTTGAGCTATCCCCTATTAACGGACGGCTTCGCCGCCAATATTTTGAGCAACTATAAATTCTACTCCAATAAACTAATGGATTTTTCATTACCCTATACATTGAATGACCAATGGAACACCCTGAGAAAATGTTCTTTAGTGATTAGCCCCGAATTTGTCAGTAGCACACCGTCGTTTTGTATGGATGCGGGGGGGGATTTAATTTCTCTCATTCGTTATGTTAATTATCGCATTTTGGAGAACGGGTCTTATCAAAACCAAAAACACATTGAAACCATTAATGTCATTTCCACTATAGATATTAAAACCCACCCCCGTGGAAAATGGATAAAGAAAAAGGAGACGATTTTAAAATACGATACTCAATGGGACGGTTTATACGTGGGTTTGGAGGATGTTCGGTTGTTTTCTTTCAATGACAAAATATTCTATAATGCCAATCGTGGATTAAAAGAGGGGGAGCAAATAATGGTTGAACACGGGAGTATCAAAAGTGGGGCAACAACTGAAGATTCAGTATTGCTACATTTGGCGGGACAAAGGGATGTTGAAAAAAATTGGGTGATGTTTGAATCGGGAACTAAAGAATTGAAAATGGTGTATGGTTGGCATCCATTGACAATTGGGGTTAATTTGGACGCTTGTTTTATTAAAACGCAGGAATTACCGTCGCCCTTATTTTTCAAATATTTACGGGGTTCAACGAATGGCATTACCATAGGGGACGAAATATGGTTCATTTGCCATACAGTGAGTTTTGAAAACAGGCGATATTATTATCATATTTTTGTAGTGTTGGATGCTGGTTCTTTGTCCATTAAAAAATACAGTCCCTTTTTTACATTCGAGGGGGCAACAGTTGAATATTGCTTGGGATTAATGTATTTGTCAAATACGGATGAATTAATGGTTGGTTATAGTTTGTTGGATAGAGAAACAAAATATAATAATATTCCTAAAAGGAGTATGGACGATTGGATGATTAGATAATTAAATGATTTTACTATAGTGTTAATGTCTGGATTTATGTTTTCTTGTTTTTCGTTTGTGTGATTTTCCTCCTTCCATAACAAAATTATCCCAATAATTTTTAGAAGGTTTTTTTGCGGAAGCTGGTTTTACAACATTATTATTATTATTAACATTTGGGACAGGTTCTTCTTCTTTTTCCTCAACATTACCTATACCATACAATTCATCAAGTGGTTGAATTATATTTTGTTTATCACTAAGTTTATCTAATCCTTCAAACATTTTTTGTTCTTTCATTTTTCTTGTATTTGGTGTATCTTGATGAAGTTTTTGTGGTGGATAAACCTTTTTAGTTGAGTTTCTTTGATTAAATAAAGTAGCTCCATTCATAATATTATTCAAAGTATTTGATGACTTCATTGGTCCTGTATTAATAATACGTTTAAAATTTCTACTACCATATTTATTTAAAGCAAGTTGTTGATACTTACTATTAGGTGGCAATATTGCTTGATATTTATATACTATTCCATCAACTGTTTTTACTATAACAATTGATAAAATAGGTTTATTAGAAAACATTTATAATATATGTGTATAAATTATTTTATTGTCTCAATATAAAATTTCATATTTTTCTAAATTATATAAAATGGAAAATACCTTGTCAAGAATATAAATTACTTTATATAAAAAAATATAAAGTAATTTATTTTTTTTATATTATACACAAGGTATTTTCAATTATACACAAGGTATTTTCAATTATACACAAGGTATTTTCAATTATACACAAGGTATTTTCAATTATACACAAGGTATTTTCAATTATACATAAATCCAATCTGTGGTTTGAATGCTTTTTTTGGTTTGCCAAAATTATTTCTTAAATGTTGTTTGACAACTCTGTTTTTATCTGAAATATTTTGTCCAATATTTTGTCCAATATTTTTAGCATCATCCACAAAATCTTTGGGTCCATAAAACTCTTTTCTTTTTCGTGGAGATTTTAATGGAACAGGTCGGGCTACTACTGGTGCTGCTAAGTTTGCTGGTGCTACAGCTTGGTTTGCTACAACTGGGGCTACTACTGGGTTTGATACAACTGGTGCTACTACTGGGTTTGATACAACTGGTGCTACTACTGGGTTTGATACAGCAACTACAGGATTTGCTTGTGCTACAACTGGTCTTGCTAATGCTGGTCTTACTTGTCCTTGTGTATTTCCATTTACTAAATTATTAATAGTTGTATAATTATTTCCTAAAATATCTTCTAATGTTTCTGTTTGGTTTCTTCCCGATTTATCAACATAATAAACTTCAGATTTAAACGGAGTATTATCATAAATTTTAAAATCTTTTAAATCATTTTTATCAATTGGTAATGTATAATCAACATTGATTCCATCAATTATTTTTGATACAACAAACAATATTTCAATCCCGTCTTTTCTTGTAGGCATTTTATAATATATACATACAAATTAATTATTTGTTTTTTATAAGAAAAAACAAATATCATAATATCCCTAAAATGAGTATAGACATTTTCACTTTAGTTTTTAATTAAAGTAGGTGAATTATTCCGTTGAATATTTCATAAATTTGTGAAACTAAAAGGGAATTCTCCATTAAAGATAAAACCAGGACGCCAAAGGCGTATCATTTCACAAGTTTATAAAATCTTCAATGGTTTAAAGACTTGACCTATTTTTTATGGTTTTTATTTTTCGGTTTTTTTGTCGCTTTGTTCTTCTTCTTTTGCCACCTTTTGTTGGGTTAATTTCATTATTTATTTGTAAGTTTAACCTATTTAACATATTATATGAATATTTATTAATAGAACCTTCTTTTGTTAAATCTTTTATTAAATTTAATTTATTTAAAAAATTTTTTTTTTTTGTTTCATCATTTATTTTGGGCAAATTATTTTCTATTATATTTAACTTTTTTATAAAATCATCTATAATGCCTTGTATATCCTTATCAAGAATATTGTCATTATCAATTTTTTCATATTTATATGTTTTTTGTACTGGTGTTAATGTTGATTTTAATGTTGATTTTAATGTTGATTTTAATGCTGATATTGTTGATGATGATGGTGTTTTTGAAGTTAATGGTGGGTTTGTTGCTTGTGCTACAGGTGATGTTAGTGTTGATGATGATGGTGGTGCTACTGGTGGTCCTACTACTTGTCCTACTGGTGGTGCTACTGGTGGTCCTACTACTTGTCCTACTGGTGGTGCTACTGGTGGTCCTACTACTTGTCCTACTGGTGGTGCTACTGGTGCTACTGGTGGTGTTGAATTAGTGTTTGATATATTAATAATTCTATTTTTTATTTCATCTCCTATATTTTTATTTTTAACATTATTTTTATAGGTGTTTCCATTTATTATTGTTTTAATTGAATCAAATATACTATCTGCTTCAGCTTTATTGTTTTGAAATATTTCTTTATTATAATCTTCTCTAAATTTATTAATTAATTCAAACAAATCTTTTTTTTCTTCATTTGTTAAAAACTCATTTTTGTTTTTATTTGAATTCAATAAATTAAAATAACCTTTTTTTTGTGCTACTGGTGGTCCTACTACTTGTCCTACTGGTGGTACTACTGGTGGTGCTTTTTGTGCTACTGGTGGTGAAGTTGGTGCTACTGGTGGTCCTACTACTTGTCCTACTGGTGGTACTACTGGTGGTCCTACTACTTGTCCTACTGGTGGTGAAGTTGGTGCTACTGGTGGTCCTACTACTTGTCCTACTGGTGGTGAAGGTGGTGCTACTACTTGTCCTACTGTTGGTAGTGTTAAATTATTTTCTTTTAAGTATTCATCATAACTATTAATTAATTTTTTTAATTTAATATCTGTTGTTTTTAAAACATCCACATCATTAATTTTTTCATTATTAATTTTTTTTAAATCTTTTAATAAATCATTTTTAAAATCATCATTAAAATCATCATTTTTTATATTCTCTTTTATATATTCTTCAAATTCTTTAACTATATTATTAAACATATTAGTTTCTTCTTCATTTAAAATATCATTTGGGTTATAGTTTTTGGGTTCGTTGTCATCCAATGGTATATCTAATTTAATATGTTCATCATTATTATTATTTAAATCATCTTTTTATTAAAAATTTTTATTCCTTTATTTAAAAATTCTTTTCCTTTACTCATAACAGAAGTATTAGTTTGTGTTGAATTTTTAATATTCGAATAACTAACATTATCAATTTGTTTATTGTTATTTACTGAATAATGTTTAAAAGTATCATTATCAGTTATACCTATTTTATCTATTTCTATATTTTTAACATACAAATCTTTTGTTCCATCTTCTTTAGTTTTAGTAATAACAACTGAATATGTTATATTATTACTCATTAATATAATATACCAATATTATTTATACATTAGTTATAATAAAATAACATCAAAAAATAAAATAAAATATTATATTAATGGAATACAAAACCTTTGAAATGTCCTCCCCAGTTATTGGAAACGACATTTATTTTTACCCAACCGACAACGGAAATATTTTATCTTTGACTAAAGAATATTCATCCTTTGATAAAACCCCCACTAAAGAACAAAATGTCATTGTTGAAAAAGTAGATTTTTTAAGCACTTTTTATTTAACGTCCATTGCCGTCATTGGCCTCTTTGCTTTATTTCAATTGTCCCGAAAGCATTAAAGTTTGTATCGTTTGAACAATTCCAACGCTACTAACCCCCCGAAAACTTGAACAACACAAAAGAATAAAACATCCGTGGAAGAAATAACACCCGCAGACGCTAAAGTTATAGTTATGGCAGGGTTGAGATACCCAGGGGTTAAATTTAGGGTTAATAATTTAATGAGGGCAAATGTGGCACCAATGGCCAAGGGATTGGCAGTCGCTAAAATAACATAAGTGAAAATAAGAGTTCCCAAAAATTCAAACAAATAATGATACATATATAGTATTGTTGGATTTTATTCCATTACAGAATATATTATTCAAATGGCAATATCCAATCCATATAAAAACTACAATATAATATAGTCAATGTTGAAGATAGCCGTTTTATATACAGGGGAACTTCGCACGATAGAAAAAACATTGCCCTATTTTCGCCAAAATATTTTGAACCCAACAGGGGGCGATGTATTCGCTACACTACAACGGCAAGGGGAGACAACAAAGACCAATATCGAAACCACATTGGGGCAAAACCTGAAATCCCTGGATTGGTTTGAACGGGAACATTACAATGAATTACAGGATTCCCTATTACACCAAATGGAAATCGATTCCCGATGGAAACACTATTTGAAAACGAGCGGTTCAATGATTGAATATTACCAATTATATCTTTCTTTTATGAAAATGAGAGAACACGAGGAAATGTATAATTTCAAGTATGATTATGTGATTCGCCTGAGAACCGATGTTTTAGTCGTTCGTCCTTTGGAATTCCCAACATCATTATTGGAACAAGGGGGAGAAAGATGGATTAAATCGGGGAAATCCATTTCCAAATTTATGTCGTCCGTATTTTCTCTCAATCGCATCCTGTCAAATGAAATTTTGGAGGAGAATGTGAATGTCAATGACCCCACATTGGCGAAAATAGGGGTGAATTCCACGGCGAATTCCACGGCGAATTCCACGATAGAAGAATTAAAGGAATATTTGGATTCGGGCGATTATTTGATTACCATTCGTAAAAACGTATTCTATATTGGAAAGAGGGGCGTGTTTGATAAAATAGTTCAATTGGGGATAATGTATGGGTATTGGAGGTCGCCTAAATATGAAAATTGGTTTGATGCGGAATCCCAATTGGAGACGATTTGCGAACATTACAATATAAGTATCTTTAATTCAATGTCCCGATTGGAAGGCAATAGTTTATACCAATACAAAACAGAGAACTATTTTAATCAAGAGGGGGGGTTATTGGATTTACCGTCGGTTTTTTGTTTTATTTGTAGGTTGTGAATAAAGACATTTAGTGTTGTCAATAATTTCTCAGTTTAAAATATGAAGGAACTATTTGACACTGTCAATAATTACAAAACCAATATAGATAATTTAAACAAAATTGTCATTAACGAACAAGATAGATTAGAAGAAAAGCAAAAAAACGTGGATACGGCTTTATTCACTCAAAACCGAATGATTGAATTCAACGAAAGTTTAAGGAAAAGATACGCCGATTTTAATTACATCATTATTGTATTTGTCATTGGTTTTGCCATCATTTTTTTATTAATAATGTTGGCGAGATTTTTCACATTCATCCCCGTTTATCCCCTGATTGGCGTTGTTTTGTTTATTGTCATTTTCCTTTCACTAAAGAAATATTATAACATATCGTCCCGTTGGAATATGGATTACGACAAGTATAATTTAAAACCCCCCGTTTTACAAAATACCAATCTATATTTGAAATTGGGACAAGGAGGAACAGGACAAGACCAAGGAACACAGGGGCAATGTGTTGGTTCCCAATGTTGTTCAACTGAGACAGTTTGGGATAAATTAAAAAATAGTTGTGTTTTACCAACACTGCCAACATCGACAACAACCACAAAAGATACATTTAACAATATGAGTGCCAATGAATTCGAAAATTATTCCAAATATTAAAGGGGGTTGCCACACATACAATTTCTATAGTGAAGAAGATGTAAAATAAAAACATTTCTCTCAAAATGGAGAGAAAATATAGGGCATAACTTTATCCAAGATTGATGATAAAGTTATGATTATAAATTTCTATAGTTAATATAAAAAATGGGGGATAAATGTGATTGTAGCGATTGTGATAAAAAACCCGCCTCCTTTTTCAATCGTTGGATGAAACCCAAATCCCAATTGCCTTGTAATCATAAATTAACCGACCAAGAATGCGACCACTATTTGATTCAATACCCCGATGTATTACAACAATGCGGGGGCGACAGAAACAACCGTAAATGTGCGAGAAATCACTGGAAGAAAAACGGATGTAGGGAAGGGAGAACATATAAATTGCCCAGTAGTTGCGATTATACCCTGACCGACGAAGAAGCAATATGCTATATTGAAAACAATAGCCTGGATTTCAAACCCATTGGCAACGATTTAAACAAAGCGAGAAAACATTGGAAGGAAATAGGGTGCATCCAAAATTTAAACTATAGTTGTAAAAAGGAATCGGAGATTGCCCAATTGAACGACAAATTGACCATCACAGATAATTTGTTGAAAGACTTGGGGGAAGACTATAAAAAGTATGTGGATACGACCGAGGAAAATGTAGAGAATATATTGAAATTAGAAGTAACGAGTTTGCCCTTTGTCATTAACAATGTCAAAATACAAAATACAGTGCTTGGGAAAAAACTGGAGACAATCAATACAGAAAAATTGACGGAAAATCAGGGGGCGTTTTATCTGGAAACTCAAAATGAGAGTTTAACCAAGTTCAATAACATTCTATTTTGGGTTTATTTTATAGTTGTTTTTATTTTAACGGGGGTTTTGTTTGGATTAAAACTGTTTGACTTTTATTATAAAATATATATAGTGATTTTCTTTTTGATTTTCCCCTTTATCATTTATTATTTGGAATACGGACTGTGGTTTGTTTATCAATATGCTATTTCTTTAACATATTCAACGCTTTTTACAATATAATATTTAACGCCATTATTTCATAACAGGTGGTTTTACTGAATCATCAAATAAAAAAGGTTTAAAGTCATCAGGAATGTCTTCTGCTCTATACCAAAACACTTTGTCCTGAATGGCATTACTGTTTGATGAAAGATGAATCACAATACACTCATTATTTTGAGTGTATTGTTCCAAAACTTGACAAAAGGATTCAAACGTAGGAAAAATATCACCATAAATATTATAAAGCCGTTGTTTATTTGTCATAAATAATTCTCTAAATATAAAAACATAATCTATTTTTTTACTAAATGATTTTTTTTCACAATATTGTTGTGCTATAATTACTTTAGTTTCATTCAATAAATAATCAATTACGTTTTTTTCATTTTTGTTTTTACCATTTTTCCTCAAAATATCATCATTATTTATACAACCATCTAATATAACAAGTGGGATGATACCATATTGTTTTTCTTCACTGTATTTTTCTAAAACACCTGATATTAATTCGTGGTTATATCCACAATGAATAAGCGATTTAGGAATAAATTCTTCATAAAAACCGCTACCATCCCAATCATATTTAACAACTATTCCAATGGGATTTTTTTCATCATTTGTATTATACATTAAATCTTTAATCGTAAAAGTTTTTCCCGAACCTCTTTTACCAACCATCATAATCACAAATGTTTCTCTCAAAATTAAACAAGTTAGGTCAAATTTGTTTAATTGTAATTCTACTTGTTCCATTAGTATCTATAATGTTTATCTTTTAAGTTGTAAAAAAGAAAATATTGAGAGAAATTCATTATAGATTAATATTATTCTATAATGTATAATGTGAAATTACCTTGTGAAAAAATAAAAAACAATAAATTAATCAAACCAACAATTAAGAACGGGTAAAGTCCTCATCCTCTTTCTCGTCCCCGCTTCCCTCATCACTGGTTTCATATCGAACTATAGAAACTCCTTTCCAGCATTCATTGCGGTTTCGTTTGCCATAATCTCTATCAAATTTATCATAAATATCCTTGGGGTTGGGTTTGATTCGTTCCCCATACATATTCGCAAACCATTTTTCATATTCGAATTTCAACTCCGACTGTGTGATTTTACCCTTGGGGTCATTCACAATTTTATCTGTAATGAACAGCCCGAGTTTGTCCTGTTCCCCCTTGTATTCATTACTCGCTGCCATAACACGGTCGCATACAGCAACACGTCCGCCAGTTCGTTTGGCAACATTCACCAACATTGAAATGAACGTCTCTTTCCAACCGTCAAATTTTTCACTAATTTCCTCCACTTTAAAGTGATAGGGTTTGCCCGAATTGTATTCTTTGGGGTCATCCGTGAATTTTGACATAAACTCAACCACACGAATGCGTCGCCACGTTCCATAATCCTGACTGTCAATCTTCATAAAAGTATTGGTACATAAACACAATTTAAATTGGGGGATGTATCGCACGGTTTCGGGCATATAAGGGGCGCGACATTGGATAACGTCAGTCCCACCCGTAAGCATTTTCATCGGCCCCACGTTGATTTTCTCTTCGGGGGACGGTTCCTGCATAACAACATATCGGGAACCCTTTAGTTCCGCCAATTCTGGCGTAACCCCGCCCTGTTTGGTTCGCCCCGAAGTAATGATGGAAAGGGGGGCATCATATTTATACTCACCGAGGGTCTTGGCCATTAAATCCATTAAAACGGATTTACCGTTTCTACCCGCACCAACATACATATGAAAGGTTTGGTCAAGAGACGTTCCAATCAATATAGACGCTAAATGTTCCCACATATACTGATATAGTTCCTCTATGGGGAATAATTTGTGCATAAAATCGTTGATTTCATCTATAATTTTCTTTTGTGAAGCCGTCGGTTTGGATTCGTCCAATAGACTATAGTTTAGCCCTATACATTTAGACACGTAATCCTCAGGACGTCCGTCTCTAAATATTTTTTCCTTGAAATCGACGACTCCATTCATAAAACATAAAATATAAGGATTTGTATCCAATTTATTTGTAAAAACCCGCCCCTTGTCGTAGAATTTCTCCTTGGCCTCTTTCATAATATGGTCTTTATCCGTGGTTTGCCCCAATTTTTTAATGACTTCTTGGATTTTACCCATTATAGGAATTAATTTCTCCTTTTCTTCGTCCGACACGGATGATTGTTTCTTTTTCTTGTCTTGAAGAAGACTAATATAAACGCCCCTCAGTTCGTCGGAGATGTGTTCTCTCAAAGACGTCCCGCTTTCGTCTAAATTCCAGCGGTGATTTTGAAAATGATACCAAATGTTGCCCTTGAGACTGACGCAAACATACTGGTCTTTGTAAAATTGGTATAATACATTGGCAATATCCACATCACCACATTTGGGATTTTTCAAACTTTCGTTAATGTGATATTCAACACTTTCATTTCTTACTTTATTGTATTCAACAAAGTTGTCCGTTTTTAACCAATGCATTATAGAACGTCGTGTTAAACCGCCCGAACCATTGAATTCCGTCCATTTTTCATACAATCCTATAATGTCTGTTGTAAAATTAAAGGATTCCCACTTGGAACTAAAATTCACCCAAACGATAAACATTTTATCGCCAATATTTCTCAAT